GCCTGACCTTCCAGCATGGTCCGAGCAGCGCCGGCGACATCCTGGTCGGTGACTGGCGGAACCGTGACCCCCTTCGAGACGCTCGCCTGACGGAACTGCTCGAGCAATTGCCGCGCGGTATCGGCCTGCGGTTGCTGAAGAATCTCCTCGTCGCTCAACAACTCAGGTCCGCGCAGCATCCCCAGCGCGCCGCCGACGACCGGTGCATTCGCGATCTGGTTGCGCACTCCCATCAGCGGCGGATTGGCCTGGTTCTGCTCGATGGCTTGCCCGACGTTGGATACGGCCGCGTTCGGATCAGCCACGGCGGACGAGATCGCGCCGCCGACATTCTGAGCGGCGTTCTTGACCGCGCTGTCGACTTGCTGGAGACCACCCGCGAGCACGCTCGCACCTTGCTCGACGATGTTGGTGGGAGCCGGCGCTGGCCGAGTGCCCTGCGACAGCGGCGAGGTGCCTGGAATGTTGGGGTTGTCCGCGGCGAGACCACCCTGCAACGGTCCCATCACCGCTTCCATCTCCGCCGGAGTCATCCACTCTTTGCCCTGGCGCAGATCGGTGCCGCTCGAGCCGACGTGGAACGCGCCCGTCTTCGGGTCGTACGCATCCGCCGTGAAGTAGTGACCGGGCGTGCTGAGCGTAACCGGGTTGCCCGACTGCGCTTCCCTGGCGAACGCCTGCCAGTCGGCGCCGATGACGCGGTGCGGAATATTCATTTCGTCGAACAGCTTGCTCTCGGACTGCAAGCCGGCCATGCCCGTGTCCGCGGTCCAGCCGACATTCTTCGCCAGGTCGACCGCTTCCCTGAGGGTCGGGTTGCGTCCGAACATCTGTGCAAAACGCACGGCGGCGGCGGGTCCGCACGCGGAATAGGCTTCGGCGCTGTTGAGCTCGCGATCGCCGAACTGGCTGAGCGTCGGCAGGACCGCGTTGGCAACCGTTCCGCGAGCAGTGTCGACTGCGGTCCCGACTGCGCTCGCCGCGCCGCCCAGGATGTTCCGAACGTAGCGCTGGGTCTCCTCGAACGGCGGCACGCCACCGTACTGGTCGACATTGCCGGGGCCGGCGTTGTAGGCCGCCAGGGCTTTCGCGTAGTCGCCGCCGTACTTCTTCAGGTTCTGCGCGTCGAGCTGCGCCGCGGCGTCCAGTGCGGCGTACGGGTCGGTCGGGTCGATGCCCATGCCCTGTGCGGTCGCGGGCATGAACTGCGCGATCCCGATAGCGCCGGCGCCGGACTTCGCCGCAGGATTGAACCCCGACTCCTGGTCGATCTGCTTGAGAAAGATGTCCGGGTCAATGCCCGCTTTCAGCGCGGCTTGCTTGGCGTAGTCACGAAGGTCCCCACCAGGCGCTACGGAGGGTCCGACCTGCGTCTGAGCGTTCGCGCTCGGCGACGTGGTCTGTGGCGTCTGTACGGCGGCCTGTGCGCTGGTATCAGGCTGCTGCTGCGGCGGCTCCGGCGCGAGGGTCTGGCCCATGCTCGCGAGCGTGTCCTGCGCGTGCTGCTGGAGTCGACTGACGATCTCGTTCGGGTCGATCTGGACGTTCTGCAGGGGTGGCTGATTCGCCTGCTGCGCCGCGTCGAACACACCCTGAGCGTGCTGCTGCAGTCGCTGGATGATCTCGTTCGGGTCGATCTGTGGACCAGGGACCTCGACGGGGAGCTGTGTGTTCTGCAGCGGTGGCTGGTTGGCATCCTGAAGTGCCTGCAGCGCGTCCTGGCCGTGCTGCTGCAGACGATCGGTGACCAGCTTCTGCGCGTCCTCCAGTGGGATGACGCCCGGCATCAACCAGACCTCAACCGACGGCGTCTATAAGAAAGGCGCTCCAGGTGATGTGAAGCCTGGAGCGCCCTCACCCCGATCGTTGGAGGATCGAGATGGATTTGCAGTTTATCGCCGACGACCCCTGGATGCTCCTGTGGCTTAGCCCGGCCATCCTGTTTTTTGCCTATCTGATCTTCGCCAGTCGGGGCATCATCCTCGCCGTGTTCGCTATTCAGTTCGCGCTCGCACTGGGTCTGGTCTTCGTAGGGCCACGCCTGGTCCAACTCAATGATGAGTTCACCCGTCATCCCTATGAACCGGACCTCATCAAGTGGGCTATCGGTCTGACTGCGCTCGCGTGTGTCTACCTCTGGGCGCAACGTCGTTGGCCGAGTCACATGACACCTGAAGGCGGCAAGGGCTGACCGTTAGGCCCCAGAATGACGGGCGGAGCCGGCGCTGGTACAGGTGGGGGAGCAAGAGGAAGAGCGGGCGCCGCGGATAACGCCGGCGGAATGGGCATTGCTGGTGCTGGTGGTGGGGGCGCCGTTGGTAATCCTGGTGGTGGTGCTGCTGACGCGCTCGCCATAGCCGCGTTCGCGAATGCGTTCGGGTCGGGTGGCGCAGGAGAGCCTGGTTGCGGCGTAGTGACACCGAGACGATCGGTCACCTTCTCGAACTGAGCCGGGTCGCGTCTCGCCTCGGCCTGCAGCCACGCGCGGTCCCCGCTCTGGTACTTCGATCGGTACAGGTCGTCGAGTTGCTGGTTGGACACCTGCGACATGTCGGGGTGGTTGGCGTTATCGCCAAAGACGCCCTGCGCGATGTTGGGCGCGTCGCGTGAAATCTCCGCAGCGATCTCGTTCTTGAGTTGCAGGATCTCGTTCTGCTTCGGACTAGGCATACGGACAGGGCCAGATCAGGTGGCAGAGGTCGCAGTGGTCGATCACCGAGTGGTCCTCGTCACGGCAGCGCGCGTGAGCTATTTCCCCTTCGGCTCTTTGCCAACGCCCATCTTCTTGTCCATGCGAGTATCGGCTTTCGAGCCGGGCTTGATACCCATGCGCTTGTCCATCGCGGTGTCTTTCTTGACCGACGTTCGAGTGACCTTCGCCATCACTGACCTCCTGGTGCCGCTGCGCCTTGCGGACCGTAGGCGACTCCGCCCGGTGGCATGGTGCCGCCTGGCTGCTGCGCTCCACCAATGACCTGCGGATAGCCGGGCGGGCCGACGCCAGCACCGTTCGGAGCGGCCGCGAGTGCTCCGAGATCGGGGACGCCCCCCGCACCGGGTCCGCCACCCTCGAAGACGCCAGGTTGTGGCGTGCCCGACGGTAACGCTGGATTGTTCGCAGGCAGGTTGCCAGCGAGCGCGCGCTGCTCCATCTCCTGCGCTTTTTGGAGCATGTCGCCGCGGCCGGCTTCCATGAACACTTCCGCGTCCAGCCATTTCTGATACTCGGGACTCGCGCGAATACGGTCCCTGGCGATGCTGCGTCGGATCTCGTCGGGGTTGTCGCCCAGGTAGGTGACCGCTTCATCCTTGCCGTAGGTGCCCGCGGCGAGGCGCTCGTGCGCGTACCTAGCCTGGATCATCTCGTCGGTCGGGAGCTGGCTCTGGACTTCCCACTTGATGCGCATGGGCCGCTCGAGGTCGGACGGGCCGAAGCCGATGAACTCGGCGACCGCGGTCCCCGACCCGACATCGACACCCCCTGAGAAGACCCACACCTTCTCCTTGGCGCGGTCCCTGATCAGGGTCCACAACTTCTCGGTCTGACCCTTGAGCAGACTCTCAATGCCGTGGCGCACCGGACCGACGCGCGTGCGGGAGTAGGACAGCACCTGGCTGATGGCGAAGCCGGCGCCCTCCATGCCTGAAAGCGTGGTGACGCGCGGCGACTCGAGGTCGCGAATGGCGCCGTCGATCAGCGCCATGTGTTTCTCGAGCGTGGCCGCGTCGGGGTACTGGATGCGCTGCAGTTGGCGACCTGGCGGCAGGTTCAGAATCTCGCCAGGGTGAACCGTGGGGTCCGTCTCTTTGGGCTTGCCGTCGTCACCGATGATGGCCGACGCCGGCGTATCGCCATACGTGACCAGGGGACTGAGCAGGTCCCTGGCCACATACTGCGCGTGCATTGCACGCAGGTACTGGCGATATTGCACCAGCCAGAGCTTGGTGCGACCGATGCCCCAGCCGACCTTGCGATTGCGCCACCAGTTCATGGTGAGCCCTGGCGCGTAGTCGTACGGGACGCCAAAGGGGTACTTATGCTTGAACTGCTTGACGATGTAGCCGGTGGGGTCGCCCTTCATGTTCTGGCCGCAGATCGCGTACGACACGAAGGTCTCATCCCAGTGCTCGAGGAAGGTGACCGTCGCCAGCATGTTGCGACTGGCTTCGATGACGTTTTGCGACTGGCCGAGCTCTTCCGGAACGATGTTTCCCTGCGAGTCGTAGCCGAGGCGGTAGCGTCGGAACGCTGAGCGCATCGGCATCTGGGAGACTTCCAGGACCTCGGTGAGCTTGCCGCCCGAGCGCTGCGGGTACACAGACCTCGGGTCGACGTAGCTCCAGACGAACGGTGGACCCGCGCGCTTCTTGGCTTCTTCGGTCTGCTTGTCGTAGGCGGTGTAGTCCGCGGTGGTCGACGACGGGTCCTTGCTGGGGTCCTTGAGGCCGTAGCGTTCGGACCACAGGTCGCTGGCCCACATGATCTTGGCCCAGCCGCCGCCATCGTTGAGCGTGGCGTCCGTGACCTGGGTCATGGTGTCCGAGCCCGGCTCGCGCGTGCCGCATTCCCACAGCGTTTCCTCGGTGAAGTGCTCAAGTTTGCTGGCGACGGTCTGAGCGGTATCGCCTTCGCCGCCGACGATGCTGAGCTTCGGTCGCTCGAGCGTCAGGATGGCGGTCTGCTGGAACGCTTCCTCAGAAATGTCCGGGTCGCGTGGATCAACATGCACTAAAATATAGTCCTTATCCGCCTCTGATAACGCTGGTCGGCGCATTTCCCGTTGTTCTCTGACCAGGTCAATATCGTTATCTTGTTGCAGATAGAGGTCGCCTAACTCTGATTGCAAAGAAGTTAGGTACTCCGAATCTGGTGCCTTTAGCTCCTTCTTGGAGCGATCAATCGGCATCGGCAGGCCCGCTCAGACAGTCGTGGCCGCGGTACGCCACGAGTTCGTCATGGGTGCGGCAGAGCAGTCGTTCGCACAGCGGGCAGTACGTCTCTGCCTCGGCCGTGCACTCTTGCTGCTCGCACACGCTGCCCGCGAGTGTAACGCTATCCGTGAAACATGACGTTTCACGAGCCGGCATCTCAACTACCCTGCTGCACGTATCGCTGCCAGACGGTGTACAGAGAACGAGACGGTCTCAGCATGGTTGGGGTTCGGTCGAGATGGTGGCCCGTCACACTGAGAAAGCGGCGCTGGGTGTACATCTCGACCCAGTCTCTTCTCCGTCGACCCTCCGGCAGCGTGCCTCTGAGAAAAATTCGATAGCCGTCGCTGCTCGGGGACAGCTCGGTGTAACTGTCGAGCTGGTCGATGATCCAGGCCGCGTCGCGTTTGTGCTGCGAGACGTGGTCCAGGTCGACGCCGACGATACCCCAGCGAAGATCGAGCGCAAAACTCACGCCGTCCCAACTGGACCTCGCCGCATCCAGGTGACTGATGGAGGTCGGGTTCTGATAGGCACCATAGACCTCGTCGAAGCTGCGCCAGGTGGCCGAGTCCGACGGCTCGGCTCTCTCGGGAGGCACCGTGTTGGGAATGTACGGCGGCTTGCTCCACCGCGAACGCTCGTTCTCGTACTCCCACACCGCCCAGGCGTCGTGGTGACGCAACTCGAGCGGGATCTGCTGCGACTGGACCTTGAGCGCACCGTCGGGCGGTGGTGCCTTTTGCGGCGCGCGCGTGCTGTCGACCTGGGCCTGCAGCCACCGCGGGAGTGCAGGCTTAGTCATACCTCACCGAGCCATACCTCGCCATACCCCGCCAAACCTCGCCGCGCCGAGCCGTCCCTCGCCTGCCGAACCCGCCATACCGCGGCTCACCCTGCCGCGCCCGGCCCTAACTGAAGTTGTCTCACCTGCCTTGCGTCACCGCACCTTGCCAAGCCTCGCCGGGCCTGGCCCGACCCCACCTTACCTGCCACACATCACCGTGCCTCGCCGCGCCCGGCCCTGCCAAACGCAATCTCAGCACACCCCGCCGTGCCTGCCATGCCTAACCTAACCCGGCCAGGACGGGCCACATCTTGCCTAAGAGCACCGGGCCTCACCTGCCATGCCTTGCCATGCCCGACCAAACCTCGGCATACCAAGACGCGCCATGCCGCACCTGATCTATGGTTTCGCGAGGTACGCCTGGAGTACCGCGGACAACTCCGTCAACGCCTCGCGGAGTCGTTCATTGTGCGGGTCGACAAAGCCTGCGTTGAGCGCGCTGATGAGTTGCTTTGCCAGCAGCGTCAGACTGGTGCCGGGCATCATCGCATGCGCCGTGGCCTGCTCTTTGGTGAGCGTGCTTCCGGCCAGGTGAACCGTAGCGTTCTTCAGGGACATGACGTTCGTGCCGGGGATCGCTCCCGCACCACCTTCTGACACAGGCGTCACGCGCAGTAGCAATCTCTCGATGGTGCTCGGCCGAACGTGGAGGACCAGCGCCACGCGCTCCGGGTCGAGACCAGCGTCTTTGAGCATGACAGCACAGCGCACTCGGTCCACCTGGTCAAGCATCCGGCCGTGCTTCGTGTTCGCTTCTACCGCGGTGGATAACAACGCTGCTGCTGACTCGAACTTGCGCAGGTCCACCTGAATTTCGGCTTCTGGAGCAAGTACCCGACGATACATCCGCACCCGGTGCCAACCGTCGACCACGCGGAACGACTTGTCCTCCACAATCGGTGGAGGGAAGTGTTCACCGCTGAGTTGTGCCTCAACCATCCGTCCCACGTGCGCGTTATCCACCGCATGCCGCGGGTAGATACTGAAGTCTTCCACCAGCGCACTAACGCGCACCGTCTTTAGCGTCATGCGATCACCTCGGCCTCATCAGCCTCCGCCGGCTGCGCTGCTCCATTCCGCGCAGGCGCGCGGGTAAGCGCATTACGACGTACGAACTCACTCTCATACCAGTCGAGCAGGTCTTCGGTCTCGTCGTCGTATGGCTCAGGCTCCGCGAGCGCTCGCTCCTGGGCTAGTCGCCCGCCCTCCTCGCGTATCCGGAGCACGCGCCGGTCGTCTGGTTCGACAATCTCGAATTGTCCGAATGTGCCGTTGCCCTTTTCAGGCCGCCAGTCGCCAACCCCCGTAATCATGCCCGCGGCTATCTGGAGATTTACGACGCTCGGCGCCTTGAGGACCGGAACGACGTATCGCACCGTAATGGTCGTCGTCCATTCAGGCAGGATGGCCCTGGAGCGAATATCTGGCGTATGTCCCATGTCGCTATTCCGCACCACCGACATGATCAGTTTGGGAATGCCGAACAGCGGGAGCCGCTCACCTTCAACCCAGAGCAATTGGCCGATCTGGCGCTTCGTAGCACCGGGTACGTCCAGCGCGGCCTGGCGCACTGAAGCCTTGAACATCGCCGCGAGCACGGCAATCATCGTTTCTGCCGACGGGTCCGGCCGCAGACGTGTCCCCATCCGGTAATGCGATTCGCGGAACTCCGAGAGCGGGTCGTGTTTTGCCGGCGCAACAGCGCGAGCCGCTCTCGTGTTTGAGTCGCTGTTGGGATAAAGGATTTGCCTGCGCGCCTTTTCCGACATTCGGTTGCAGATGAACGGAGTGCGACCAAGAATAGTCAACTCGAGTGCTTCAGTCGAGAGAGCGTGGAAGACCAGTTCGGTCTTCTCGTCCGGTTTTCTCGGAGGCATTGCAAACTCCTTCTCTTAGTGCTTACCGTCGCCCACCCGCGGCGGCGAACCCGTACCGCGACCGCGCCGGCACCGGGGACTGCTCACGTTCAGCCCCCAGGTACGCCAGTCCCAACGCGATCACCGTGTCGTCGTGCTGCCCGAACGGCGCGCCGTACCGAATCATCCCCGATGGCAAGACGCTTGCTTCATAGCCGAGCAGCTCCGCTTGCTGGACAGCGTGGTCTAGCAGCGTGAGCGCACCCTGTTCGATCGCCAGCCCGAGCGCCTGCACCAGCGCGGCCTTGCTGGCATTGGTCGCTTCCCAGGCCCACACCGGTAACGCCGCGCGTGCTCGGCCGAGCAGTCTCGCGTAGCCCGTCTGCAAGCGTTCGGTGAGCGGGCCGCCCATGCTGTTGTGCTCGGCGACCACCAGGACCGGGTGGTATAGATCGCACCACTTGTGCAACCGTTCGGTCTGGAGCTCGTAGTCGATCTCTGAGAAACGGTCGAGCGCCGCCTGCTCCATCAGCGTCGCGTCGATGACGCAGATCGCCGTGAAGTCGTTGGTGCGGCCCCAGTCCACACCGATCACGTACTGATGACCACGCTGAGGACCGCGCTGCTCGAGCCGAGACACCGCGTCGACGCCCCTGAACACCCCACCACCTTCAATCTGCAGGAACTCGGCGAGGTACTCCTGCGCAAATGCTCGTTCGGGTAGCTCTGCCTTCGCCGCGGCGAGCTCGTCCGCGTCGATGAACGGGTTGACCGCGGTCGGCATCTGCCACGATGCCCATTCTCGCTGGAGTGGGTCTTGCCCTTGCTGGTACAGGACGTGAAAATCGTTCAGCCCGCGCGGAGTGGACATGAACCATGCACCACCAGATAAATCCGTGAGCGTTGGACGGAGTGCGAGCTGCCATATCTCGAGCAGGTCCCGCACCATCGCGGCTTCATCCACCACGATCAGTCCGTACTTCCTACCGCGTGCTGGGTTCGGGTCGTCGAGACTCCAGCACTCCAGCACGCCGCCACCCATCATCTCGACGCGGTGATCCTGCTCCGACTTCTGGACGGTTACCACTTGAAGGACGTTGCGCACTTCCCTCCAGAATTCCGCCAGGAGCTTGTACGTCGGCGCAAAATAGCCGACTGGCTGACGTTCCTGGAGCGCGCGCATGACCAGAACGTGCTGTGCCAGGGTGCTCTTGCCGGCGCGCCGGCCGAGTGCGACCACGTTGTAGCGTCTCGCC